TGTAAACGAACCACGCATAGAGTCGGTCCACGCTGGTCTGCCCGTTGGGGTCGCTAATATCGACCTGCACATTTGTGTAGTCGGGAGCGAACTCGGTTACTGTGGACCCATCAACCGCGATAGAATTATACACCGTATCGTTCTGTTGGCTAACAAGTGCTGACCATCCTGTTGATCCAACCACTGACTGCGTCGAGAACGGAAGCTTGGCACTTGTGCCGCTCTGCCACGTGGCGGTGATCGTCAGCGTATTGCCTGTGGTGTAGCCGGTGCCTTCGTTGTAGGTCGCGCTGTAGCTGGTGCCCGCAACGATCTGGTTGACGACCTCGGTTGCGGTCGTGGTGTTGTAGATTCTGAGTCTTGATCCAGCAGTCAGTCCGGTGACGCTGACCGTCTTTGGCGGTGCAATCGTTCCGTTCGCGTCAGTGCGGGTGCCGACAAATGTCGCGCCGTTGGCGAGCGTGATGACGCCCGTCGTCGTCATGTCCCCGGTGTAGGTTGATGCCTTGATCGTGAGCGTGTTGCCCGCCAGAGCGAACACGCTCGCAGCCGTGGCGTCGATGACCACGTTCAGTGCCCCGGCGTTAATGAGGCTGCCGGAGCGGGTCAGGTCGAGGTCGACCGCCACGTTGGCGGCGAGGCTCATCCAATACTGGACGTAGTCGTAGAACTTCTGCGGAGTCTCCAGCGTCGTGTATGCAGCGACCGTGGCCGGGTTGGTCTGCGTGAGCAGGGTGTTCGGCACCATCGCAACAGTTTCGGTGGTGCGCGCCGTGTAGTCGAGCGAGGTTTTTTTGATGTAGTTGAACCCGTACTTGCGGACGCGGAGTGTGAACGGCCCGTAGTTGGTGGCACCTGAAACATATTCACTTGTGCGCGTCCAGCGGTTGCGGATGACCAACCCCGCTTCGCCTTGGCCGATGGTGCCGATAATGGTGCCGCTGGCGTTGGTGGTCAGCGTCGCCGTCTTGACCGGCTCGAACGAGGCGTCCTTGCTGGTCCACCAGCCCGCCGACCCGCTCGCATCCAGCAGCGACAACAGCACGTCCTGCACGCCTGCACCGGCAGCGTCCACGACCACGGGACGCACGCTGTACGCCTCGTAGATGCGGCCGTTGCCGCCGCTGAACCAGCGGAAAGCCGCTGCATACCCCGTTGGAAATGTTGTGTTGGCGTAATAGTGGATGCCGTTGGGCAGGCTGAACGCGTTCAGGAATACCGGGGTGCTGAAGAAAGGATCGGAAGGAGCTGCCCCGAGGTATTGCACATCGAACTCCACCGCACCACGAGTTTCAAACCCTGTATCGACGCGCGGCGACAAAACGCCCGAGAACACGATGCTGTTCTGGTTGATCGCGTTAGGAGTGCCAGTGAAGAAGCCGGATCGCTCACCCACGAACCTGCACTTCTGCAAGGTCGTGTTGTCCTTCTGAACGATCACAACATCTGTGAAAGTGCTGGATATAGCGGTAAACTCCGTGGTGCTGACATTCTGATTGATACGAACCAATTTGTTTGTGCCAGCGGCAACGCCACCTTGTTGCGCTTGCATTGAGCAGCCATACAAGCGAGTGCGTCCGGCCCATGCCATGTCAATGTATGCGTTGCCGTGGCTCTGTAGTGAGATTACCCCGCCGTCGCGGCCCTCACTGCCCACGGCGTGGCCGAACTGGAGCAGGCCGGAAACGATCAGTTGTGCATCGCTCGCCCCAAGCAGCAACCCACTCTTGAGCCCGCCAAACACAGCACCCGCCTGGATGGTTATGCCGCCTGCGTCATAGCGCACGGTCTTGCCGCGAGAGTCACCGACGTAGGCGGCACCGTTGGTGCCCACAATGTCGCCGACATCGTGGCTGACGATGTACGTTGTTGTGTTGTCTGGCGTCGTTGTCCATGCCTCATGGACTGTGATCGTGTTGGTCGTGGCCGACTTCATCGCACGGCTCTGCCCCGACCCGGTGCCGCCAGTCAGAAAGATGATCCGGCCAGCCCATGTGGAACTGAAACCGGAGCCTGTCAGCGTAGTAGTAGACCCACCCGTGGCTGTGCCAGAGGCGATGCCGCTACTAACGAGAATTGTTGAGCCGCTTAGTGTGATCGCCATTAGTTATCGTCCTCTGGCTTTATTCCTGTGATGCGTCCTTCGGTGTCCCGCATTACTTTAGCAGGTGTCGGTTTTACCGTAATTTCCGGGTTTACGTTTACCGTAACATCGGGAGTAGGTACTATAACATTTACTTCTGGCGTAGCAACCGAGTTCGTCACGGTCACTTCCGGAGTATTGACTACATTGTTCACCGTAACTTCCGGAACCGGAGACTCCGGTATATTTACGGTAACCTCCGGTGCTGGGCCTTGTGGCATATTAATGGTGACATTAACGGGTTCCGGTTTTTCCTTGGTAACCAGTTTTGCCAAGGACTCATTTACACTGAGGACTTGCTCTTGTTGTTGTTTTTCCAGTTTAGCCAGCTTTTTCTTGGCAATTCTGGCTGTCCGGTCTTCTGCAAATGGGGAACGGTAGACCGTTGGCTCTTTGGATGCCGTTACAATCTTGGTGACCAGACGTTCTATTTCATCTACCGTAAGTGTGTTTGCTACTGGTGTGGGTGTAGAGGTCGGTGCGGTCTTTTTAACTTTTGCCGGTTGGACCTTGTTTACCGGAGTTTTTGTTGGGTCTTTGGTGTTTGCCATCTTCGGTATCGAAGTGGGCACATTACCCCCGGTAGTCCCGGTTGACCCGGCTTCCATACCTGCGGCTAGTTGCTGGAGGACTACGGATAGTTCCGTAGGTGAAGCCTTGACAATAGCTTCCACTTGCTGGAGACTGAACCCGAGGAACTTGCCGAGGAATTCCGGTAATGGAATGAGTGCTTCGCACCCACCTGTAGAGTACCGGGCTAGTGCTTCCGTGAGGTCTTTGCCTACCTGAGCACGTTCGACTTCCGTCAACCGTGCAAGTGGTGTCCACTTGATTGTGTACTCACCATCGGCTTTCGGACGGGGCAGCGCTCCGGTCTGGATGAGACGGTCGATGACTGGTCTGATAATGTAGGGGGTTACATACATCTCCCGACGAAACGCAACACGTTCTGCCCAGGTTTCGGATTCGTTTGTCCCGGACTTTTCCCCGGACTCTGATCCGACGAAAATACGGTAAGGAACCCGTTTTGTGGTGCAAATCGCCTTTACGGATGCTTCGATCACTTCCCGTGGACTGGAAATCTGGGGTGCCAAGGATTTAACGGAAATTCCGACTGTAGTGAGATAACGCTGGAAACCCTCGGCGTAATCTCTAGCCTCTTGTTTTAGTGCGTCTTTTTCGTCTTCCGTGAATTCACCGTGCTTCGGATCTACTTCAAAAGAAAGTCCGGGATACCCGCCCTTCCAGAACATTTCTTCCGCCCCGCCGTGGATTTTCCGTAAACCCAGGAGTCGGTTGTAGACGTTCTGCATACGGGGCTGCCCGTAGATTTCGGATGTCGTGAGGTTATCCGCAACGTGGATAACCCTAGACCAGTGGACCTCCACCGATTCCGACGCTGGTGCTGTGCCCTGCATCGGACCAGTGCCGACATCCTCACCAAACAATAAATTGTAGGTGAGAGGTTGCCCGTATCTCGGATTTGTCCGGTCAGTTTCCCATTTACTGATGTACGCGGATGCCTGATCCATTACCCGTGTATATAGGAGTTTCGCATCCCCGCGTGTGTCCAGGGGTGCATTATCGGAGAATCCGGGTGCTGGTTCCTTGGGCTCTAGCCCATCGTCGAATCCCAGGAAGATAACCCCGTACTGCATCACTCCGGAAACTTTGTCTACTCGGTGTAGGTAGGAGTACAACCGGGTATCCCGGATGATCTTGTCTACGGCTTTTTCGAACTTGGTTTCCCGCTCTTCCTCTGTTTCGTAGACTTCCGGGTACTGTTTCCAGCACTCATCTGGTTCCAGGTCCACTACACGGGCGGCAATGTCGTTCCGCTCGTACATCTTGGCGTAGTCTTCCAGGACGATAACGTCCGGGTAACCGCATTCCTTGTCAACGTCGCGGGTTCCGAAATTCCCATCGTAGATGGGGGTACGGATGTCGCGACCGATTAGGTTGGCTACCAGATGTCTGGCTAGTTCACGCTGATCGATCATCTAAGTACCCCTAACTTGACTTTTTTGTTGATTAACATGGAAAACGCACCGCTGGACGCATCTGTCTGATCGTCGTGCTTGGCGTTTGGAAAATGGGTCAACTCGTATTTATAATCGGAAAGCCACTTTCCCTTCAGAACTTTGACGTTACCCGCGTTTACCTGGACGGAGAATGTGTCCGCCCGTACCTCCTTACTCCCGGTAGCCCGGAATGCCTCTACCAGATATCCGGAAAGTCTACGGATAGACTCCTTTGCGGAGTCTATTCCGGAACTC